TTGGCGTCGGACCCGACCCCCGGCGCGAAGCCCGATTCCATCAGCAGGTGCAGCTCAGTCCACGGCTCGCCGTTCATGACCGCGTTGACCGGTCGCAGCGCGAAGTCGTCGGGGGTGAGCGTGGTGAAGGTGGCCCCATCGACGCTGACCTCGACGACCAGGCTGTTGGTCGTCATCAGGTCTTCGATGTCGGCCACCCAGCGCTGGCCGGTGGTGTCCCACCAGGGCGTGTAGTACCAAGTCCCGACCGAGTCGAGCTTGCCGAACTGGCGACCGCAGTGCTGGTCGACCGCGCGGGAGGCAGCAGCAACCGCAGAAGCCATCTCTACGTCGTCCTGCGTGTCCATCACGCGGACGTACTCGCCCAGCTCGATCGCTGTTGCGTAGTTCGGCTTCCAGGCCACGGTGCTCCCTTCGTGGTGGGCCCCTGACGGCCCAAGGTCTCCGGGTCGGGGTCCATCGCCCCCGGGCCGTCAGGGGGTCAGCGGGTCTCCGGGACGGGCGCAGGATCAACGGGCATCGTCTCGGTCCGCACGGGCTGCTCCGGGGTCTCCTTGACCTCGGCAACCGCGCCCTGCATCTCGACGGGCACGGCCTTGCCGGCGGCGATATAGGCCTGGCCGACAGCGTCCTCGACCTCAGCGACCTGGCCCGCCTTCAGGCCGTCACCCGTCCAACGGATCTGCATCAGTCCGCGGGCTTGGGCTCGGGCTCGGGCTCCGGCACGCCCGGGGTCCCCGGGGCGTACTGGTCCGGGAGCGTGTTGGCGACATCGACGTGACGCTGCTGCTCCACTACGTTCTCGGTGCCGGTCTTCTCCGGATCACCCTGGGGCATCACGGGAGACAGCTCGATGCCACCACCCGCCGGCACGTCGGCCTGCTTGGCCTGCGGCGCGTCGTGGTCGATGACGAAGCCGGCCGCATACGGGTTCCAGACCACCGCCGGCCCGTCCGGCTCGCCGATCTGGTGATCAGCGGCGTACTCGAACTCGGTGTCAGCGCTGCGCTTGATCCGCCCGCCCGGAGCGGACTCGTCAGTGGCGGCCAGGTTCTTCTCCAGCGGCGTCGGCTCGGCGACGGTCGCGTTCCTCTTGCGCGGAGGCATGTGATCTTCCTTCCTTGGGGATATGGCAGGCCCCGACGGTCCGGGGGTCAGGCCCCCGGACCATCAGGAAGGCGACTCAGGCGTGAATCAGAACGCGCACGGCACCCGGCGCGTCGGGCTCGGAGTCGTAGCGAGCGAAGGCGAAGAAACCGACCTGCAAGAAGTCGGCGTAGCGCTCGGCGAGACGCGCCATCTGCACGTCGAGCACCTGGCGGACCAGGAAGCCGGCCTTGAAGTCACCGAACAGCACCGACTTGAGACCGGTCGCGATGCTCGGCATGGCCTGGTCGATCGAGTAGTTGACGCCGTTGATCGTCGCCGGCATGCCCGGGACCGGGACCGGCAGCCACAGCGGGCGCTGCTGGCTGTCCTTGAGCTTGCGCAGGTAGGCCAGGGTGGAGTCGTTGAACACGAACCGGCAGTTGCCCCCGCCCCGGTACGCCGGGTCCACCGAGTGCTCCAGGTCGATGATGTTGTCGTAGGTGATCGCGGTCGCAGCCGCAGTCACACCGGTGACGGCAGCGGTGATGATGCCCTCGGGCTGCGCCACACCGGTGCCGGAGATGAGGTGCGCGGCCAGCGCGCGGCCGATGCGCTCACCGAGCTTGCCGGGCAGCCAGTTGTCCAGGTCGAACGCGGAGTCCTGCAGCAGCTGGTAGGAGACCAGGACCAGCTTGGACGTGTACATGTACGCGCCCAGCGTCTTGGTCCCGAACGTCACGTTCTGCTGCGGGACGACGTTGGCCTCTTCGAGGATCGCGCCGACGTTCGACGTGTCGTCGTTGGTGGGCCACTGCAGCGGGTTGCCGGTGCTGGTGGTGATGACATTGGCCAGGTTGAGCATGCCGCCGTAGGCCTTGAGCGCCTCGGTCATGACGGCCCGGTAGCCCGGGGGCACCAGGTAGCCACCGAGGGTCGGGGTGGCCACGACCTGGCCGGTACCCACCGCCCGCTCGTCGACCGCGTTGGCCAGCATCAGCTGACGGTGCTCGGCGCTCAGCCGGTCCAGGCCGGAGCGGGTGAAGTGGGCGAAGGCCGCCTCGTACTCCGCCGCCCGGGCCTCCGCGGTGTCGGTCTCGTCCGGGGTGTCGGCGCCGGCGCCCTGGCGGACCTGGCCGTAGTCGACGGAGCCGAGGTTGGCCATACGCTCCAGGCGCTCGATGTCGGCCGAGACGGTGGTGATCTCGACGTTGGCGGCGTCCCAGTTGGTCCGCTCCTCGGCGGTCCAGTCACGCTTCTCGTCCTCGGCCACACGCTGGATCTCCTGCATGCGGTTCCAGAGACGGTTCTGCTGGTCGACCTTGTCGCGCAGCATCACGCTCATGTGCGTTCTCCTCGCAGAGGTTGAGGCAACACCGCGCGCAAGAACGGGTGTGCTGCCGGGGAAGGGATCAGGCGGCGACCGGGCGTCGTAGCTGCGTCCGAAGGACGCGCATGCGTGCCGCAGCCAGTAGCTCGGCGGAAGGCGCGTTCCGAGTGGTCTCTGCCGGCTCGGTGCTCTCTTCGGTCTCGCTATCGCTCTGACGAGGAGTGGACTCACCCGGCTCCTCTGCCGAGGACTCTACAACATCGTCTTCCACAGTGGACTCCTCCACAGTGGACTGTCGGGGCGAACGAGCAGAGATCTCGTCGAGCAGGACTTCCAGCTCGGGGCGGACCTCGATGCGGCGCTTGATCGCCTCCACGTCGCCCCGGGCGCGCAGCGTGCGGGAGACGTCCCGCAGGCCGGCGTCGGTGGCGTCATAGGCCGGGAAGGTGACCGCGGAGACCTCGACCAGGCGGACCTCCAGAATGCGGCGGACCTCCACCTCGATCGGCTCCTTGGAGCCGGTAACCTCGACCTCTTCGGTGCTCCACTGGTCCTTCACGACGTAGAAGCCGAAGGACATCCCAGTCACGTTGCCGTTGCGGACGTTGGCCTTCAGGTCCTTGACGTAGGACAGGTTGACGTCCAGGTCGGAGTCGACGGCCAGGCCGGTCTTGTCCTCCTTCAGCGTCAGGGTGTCGGCCGACATCCGGCTGACCACGTAGTAGCTGTCGTGGTCGAGCAGGAAGCGCGCGTCGCACTCCTTGAGCGTCTTGGTGAAGCAGCCGCTCGCCAGCTCCTCGTAGAACCCCCACTTGAGGGGGTTGCCGATCGAGGTACGGACGTCGAACACGGCGGCGTGGCCGACGAAGCGCTCGTCATCGGCGCTCTTGTCGTCGGCGCGGATTGCAATGCGAGCGGCAGCGGACGGCAGACCGCGGTGCTCGGCTTCCATCACTGCGGACCTGCGGGTCATCCCCGCTCCTTTCGTAGAAGTGGTCATGGCGGCCTCAGAACCGCATGAAGCCGACGTTGAGACCGGACACGTACTGGCCCGAGGCCAGGGTGTTGATCGCTGCGCCTTGGGTGTGGATGACGTGCAACGTCACGTAGTCCCCCGCCGCCAGGAAGACGACGCAGGTGCCGCACACCAGGCCGTCACCGTCGCCACCGCTCCACGGACTGCGCCGGTTCACCGAGCCAGGGATCTCCGACCCGGCGTTCTTGCGCAGCCAGACCACCCGGACGCCGGCGGCGCCAGAAGCCAGGAAGACCGATCCGGAAACGAAGTAGTAGCCGTCCCAGCCGGACGGGCAGGTCCACCGCTCGTTGTTGGTGACGGTGTCGTGCCCGTTGTGGGTGTCGATGAACTCGGTGTCGAACGCGATGGCCGTGTCGGCGCCGTTCGCGACCGACTGGGTGGCGGTCTGGGTGAGGCTGGCCATCGGGCCCTGCACCGAGTCGTAGATCTGGCCACCGACGGTGGTCCACGGAATCTCGCCCGCGACGGGGCGTGCTCCCATCGGCATTACTTGTTCACCCCGCCCTTCGGGGCCGGCTTGGCGGCGGCCGGGTTGGGGTTGGGCGGCTTGGACATGGCCTGGGCCTTCGCCAGGTCCTCGGGCGTGGTGCCGAGCGGGACCATGTTCATCGGCTGCAGGAACACGTCGCCGCCCTCGGGGATCGGCGGCATGTCCTCAAGCTTGCGGATGTCGTCGGCACAGAAGGCGCCGATCTCGCGCATGACGCGGTAGTACTCGGCACGCGAGGTGGTGTCGCCGCGCAGCAGGCCCTCGATGGCGTACTTGGCCCGCTGGCCGTCCGGCAGCAGCTCCTTGGTCACCCGCTGCTCGGTGGGCGCCAGCCAGCCGGGGTGCAGGTCGAACTTCACGAAGCCAGTGGCCTGCTGCTCCAGGCCGGTGCCCCAGCTCGTGGACTTCATGGTCTGGAACATGAGGTAGGGCGGGATGCCGAAGAACCGGGCCAGCTCCGTGACCTGGAAGTCGCGCGACTCCAGCATCTGGGCGTCCGCGCTGGGCATCGTCATGGACTCGAAGCTCACGCCGGCGTCCAGCACGGCCACCTCGTGCGCCCGGCCGCTGCCGGCGAACTTCTCCTTCCATCTGCGCTGCAACGCATCCGCGGAGTCCTTGGACAGCCGCTGCTCGGTCTT